CTCAAGTGTTACATTCTTTTCAACCTTTATTATTAACATATTTTTGTGGGTTTAGATTTATTTTGACTATTGCAGTAAATATACCTATTTTTATTAAAACAATAAACTTAGAAATTATGAAATTTAATGAAAAAGGGGAAAACCTCACACATTCACGGATTCAACACTGCCAAGGTAGTATATGGAACAGTTGATTCGGTGAACTTTAAGTCACTCTATCTCAACATCCAAACATGGGTAGAACCAACTACAGAGTGCGAAAATTGGACAAGGACAGTTCTCAATATGAGCAGAGCCATAAAACATTCGGTCTACGAATCCTTAGATAACGAGTTATTTGATGACAAATTTATAGTAGATTTAGACTTAAGGTCCAGTGGATTAAATCAAGGTAAAAAATCTTTTATGAACTTAGAGATTAATTTCTTTTTAAATCATGAGGGACATGATTTTAAATCGAAAGAAATCAAAGATTCACTTAAAGATATTACTACGAGAATTTTTTACGAAAACTTTATAGGTAACGATTACTTTAACTTTTATCTAACTAAAAAAATCAAAACAAACGATGAGATGCTACAATTAGAGAATGTTTAATATTTATAATAAAACATTTGAGATGAATTTAAGAATTTTACAACCAACCGAAACAGGTAAAGGTATATTAATAGAATATGATGCGGGTTACGTATCACCAACGGATAAACACAACGCCGAGATTATTAAAGAATCTAAAGGTAATATGTTAGACCATTCTAAACCATTTGAATTTTATGCGGTATTACAGAAATATAATACCCCAAATAGAAATGGTAGAATATACCCTGAACGTATTTTAAAAAGAGAGGCTGACAACTATAAAAAAATGATAGAAAAAGGTACGGCTCTTTCAGAGTTAAATCACCCTGAATCATCATTGATTGACTTAGATAGAGTTTCTCACGCAATAACTGAAATATGGTGGGAAGGTCCTGTACTAATGGGTAAGATACAATTACTTACTTCACCAGGATTCCACGAAAGAGGTATTGTATCAACTAAAGGGGATTTAGCGGCAAACTACTTAAGACAAGGAGTTACGTTAGGTATTTCTTCAAGAGGGGTTGGTTCCCTTAAAAAAGTTGGTGAACAGAATGAGGTCCAAGAAGATTTTGAATTAATCTGTTTTGACTTAGTATCATCACCATCAACACCAGGAGCATACTTATTCCAAAATCCTGAAGATAGATTTAACTTTGAGGAGAATTTGGAAGAAGAGAAAAAAATGAAAGTCGAAAGACAAGTTGGGGAGAGTGGAAACAAATCACTTGACTTAATGAAAAAATTAAACGATTATTTAGGATATTAAAAACAATTTATAACATGGACGAAAAATATTTCATTGCAAAAGTTACTACCGATATGATTGATGAGAACTCGGGAAAACTAAAAAAATTAAGAGAAGAGAAATTAGTAAAGGGTTATAATCCTACTGATGTTGAAGCAAAAGTGACTAAGGTTTACGAGAACTACACACAGGATTGGAGAATAACGGCAATTGTTGAAAGTAAAATCGATGAAGTGATAGAATAAAATCTTTACATTTCAATAATAATAAAAGGGGGACATTAGTCCCCTTTTTTGTTTTTTATCAAAACGGTAATATTTATAATAAATAAAAAACCAATTATCAAATTAGTTTTATTCAAACTTTTTTGATAATGGGAGATATTTATATAG